TCCCAATTTGTTAAATTCAATTTAAAGAAGTGCCCATTTGCATCACAACTAATTTTAGTGTAATCATCACTAAATGGAACAACTACTTCACCTGTTACTATATCTTTTATTTGATAATATACGGTTGCAGGTAAATATTTGATATCCGTATATGCATATTGATTGGTGTATGTTTTAAGAGGATACTTTTCTCTTGCAAATACTCTGATTGTAGGCTTACTTCCTCTTTTATATGTAGTTTTTAATCTTTTGAACGTTACATGAATATCATCAGAGGTAAGTTCTGTAAGAGAACCAGTATTATAAGCAGAATCATCCCAACCTATTCTTAACTTTGGTTGATATATAGTATTTGTTTCTTTTGAAAAGAATTTCAACTGTCCGTAATCTTCAGTATCATTCTCTAATGCAGAATCATGTTTTAATATCAATCCATTATTTGGAATCGAACCAGATACCCAAGATTGAATCGGTGATAATACGTTCATTGTAATATCAGTTGATTCATATGAAAATGCTTGAGAAGTGGCTGAACCTGTTAACCACATTCCACCCTTTCCATTATGTGAACCAGAACTCTCCAATGAAGCCGAACCGATTAACCAATTAGAAGTAGATGTTCTTTTATTCCAACTACAGCCAGCAGTTGATATTTTATCAAATCGAGTACCGATACCAACATCCCATGATTGAGAAATTGGATATGCGTATATTGTGTAATCGGTTGGAATCTCAATAGATTCACATTCTCTAAGTATTAAGTCAGCAGAATGTACCGATATTTCTCCACTTGCGTTTGAAGCAGATATATCATTTGTATTAAATTGAATCAAGGAATGTGAAATATCCTTTAGATTACCATAATACGTTTTTGATATTTCCAATATCTCATCTCTACCTGTGTTCTGAGATGGCTGTTGTAAATAAATTGTTGAATCTTTTGATGCTGTTACGAAATAATACATTATACCACCCTCCCTTTTAAATCTTTGTTAGGAAACTTAACTTCAAATATCGATGGGTCTAAAGATGGATAAACCATTTTACCTTTAGTTGCATCTGATATATTATATGAGTGTGAGGAGTAACTTCCTAAACATTTATTTACTATCTCACACTTTGGTACTGATTGTACTCCTTCAACACCTGCAATCAATAGTTCTATTTCAGAAACATTAATAGCCATGTTAAATGTCCAATTGTCTATATTAAAGTAATTTGCCAAGGATTGTTGTACCTTAACCAATACTTCTCTTTTATTATATCCACCATAAACTCGTATTTCAAAATCACATCCAATGTTTATAACATACCCATCAATCAAATTAACACCATCGGTTAACATTCTATATTCACTAATGTATGTTTTTAAATTTTCTTTAACTGCTTGATTTAATGTTGATATATTTTTATTTGAATCATATCCAAGTACATATAGGTTAATTGCAAATGGATTATTCTTTTCAGTAACATTATTCTTCTTACCACCTAAGAACTTAGTTACCTCTGTTTTTATTTCTTCTTCTGTTTTTGTACCTTCTCCTAATGATTGAACTAATCCTGTAAACTCTTCAAGTGAATTTGGATTAGATAAAATAGAAGCTGGTGAGTTGTTATCCAACTCCCCATCTGGTGCACAATATGCTTTAGCGATACCACCAAATTTAGCTGGTAATGATAATGCTCTTACTTGATAATCTTTTCTTGTTACTGCTCTGTTTTGAGCTCCAAAGTTAGCCAATGAATTCTCTCGAATCTCTTCAATTGTATCTCCACCCTTTCCACCTGTTCCTGGTTCTTCGTTATCACACGCCACAGATTTTTTAGATACATTATATAACGCCAATTCACTTGGTTGGAATGAAGAACCATCATCATCAAATGCAATGGTTTCTATATTATTCAATTCACCTACTCCAACGTTTGACTTCACACCTCCACCACACAAATAAGATACGGTAAATTTACCTTTAGGGGCTTGACCATATGATTTTGTTTTTAGAAAGTTTGAGGGGTCAAATGATGCACCCATTTTATCAATAGAGGAATTTAATCCCAATCCTACATTTTTAAAGTTAGGAATTAAAGTTGCATCAGATGAAGTATTGTTACCTGCACCAAATACTAAACTTGTTGTATTATCTGTATTTACTTTGGTTGTAAACCTTCTTGATGTTTTTAAAACTTTAAGAACGTTTGGAACTGACTCTTTAAATTGAGCTAAATCTTTATCATTTTGTTCTGAGTTAGCATAATCAACGTAAACCATTTCTTGTGCTAAATATGGAACATGATACCACTTGTTCCCTTCAGAATCTCTTACATCGTAAATATCAATTACATTCTTATCTGCTATTTGTATTTTAGAGAATTGAGAAGGTGTAGTACCAAAGTCATATTCAATTGTTTTTAATTCTGCAGACATTGCACCTACATATTTTTTTATTAAGTATGCAGTGGGTGTTCCCTCGTTACTTTGATAAATTGAAATTTCTCTTTCATCCTCAACACTAAAATCAAGTAACTCAGCTGTTCTAAATCGAGTACCTGTTATTGATGATATAACTTCCATTCCTTCTTTGATTCTTAAACAATAATCTAAATCAGGTTTTACTTCAGAACCAACTCCAGTTGCTGGTACTGTTTGATATACTGCAAGATTAACAATAGATGCAGATGTTACTTTTGGTTGATAACCAAGATACTCTGCAAGTGCAACTACATTTTGTTTATCTTCAGAATATAACATTAACGATTCTTTCAATGAATCATCTGTATAATAAGATAATACATCACCAAGATACGATGCCATTTCTATGAACATCATCCCCGGAGAAGATTCATTAAAATCAGAATGGGTCTGTGGGAAATAAGTTTTTGCGTAATCAATTAAGTTTTCTCTAAATTGAGAGAAATCTTTGTTTAGGTATTTTATATCCCTACCTTGATTTGATTTTTTTGTTATTTGATTTAATGCCATTTCGTTATGCCTATATGTTGAATGTTAATTCTTGTGATTCAAATTGTCCACCAACTGAAAATATCAACTTTACTTCAGCAGTATTTCTATCTTTCATCTCATCCGTCATTTCTACTTCTATTTCTTCGATATTAATATAAGGTAACCAAAAATCAACACTATCTGTTATTAGTGATTCAAGTTTTTCTTCTAAATTCTCATCAAGTTGTTCAAATAATAATGACTGAAGTCCTGTACCAAACTCTGGTTGGAACGGTCTTTCTCCTTTATTTGTTAATAGTAAATTCTTTAAATTACTTTTTGCAGCTTCAAATGAGGAAAATGATTGTTGAAACATTGTACCATTTCCTGGTGAAACGGGCAACATAATTCCATACGCATGGTTAGAAAACTCATCCGTATCTTTTACTATTCTTTTATTAAGGATATATGCCATTGTATCTATTTTCCCATTTTATCTCTTAAACTTTTTAACAAGTTCAGAGTTATCTCTATTCAATATTCTATCTAAACCAGGTAATCCTGTTTGTACTCCTAATCCTGTTTTACTTGTTTGAGTTCCAACGTGTTGATATCCCATTTTGTGAGCCATTTGAGCTCTCATTGCTTCAGTTCCACCTGCTCCTAATGATGTACTCATATTAACAGTTTGGTCGATATCTGGTTCTGCATCCATATACGATGGTATATGTGTGTTTTCCTGTACCATTGGTTGTTGTACCATTGGTTGTTGTGCCGTTTTAGGTAAATTATCTAATACAGATTTAGTTCCTCCTCCACCACTTCTTTGTTCTTTAGAAAAGGGAGTTGTTTGATTCAATACTTGATTTAGTATTGCATTCTTTGTGAACTGTCTTGGTTGTACTTGTACATTTTCTTGTATTGGTACAACCGTTGCTGGTATTTGTAATTGTTCCATTCTAAGAAGTTCGTTTGCCTTATCAAATGGATCCTGTGTTTTCTTCTTTAATACCTTTTTTGGTACACGTGTAACCTCTAATAATCTTTTACTAACTTCCGCTTCTAAGATTTTAGGAAAGGTTTTAGATAAAAATAGCGATTGTTTTTTGGCAACTTCTGCCTCAACTAGTGCTTTTATTACTTTAATTAATTGTTTATTATTCATTTCTAATTCTTGTTATCTTACTATAAATATATCTTTGTTAATTTTATGGTTCTAAATACCTACGGAACTGTAAACCCAGTCCATGTTAATACACCTGGTGCAGTAACTGGTGGTGCACCAGGATATAAAGACATTGTCATATACATCCCTTGTATTGTTGTTAAGTGAACCTGCATAGATGAGATTAATCTATCCAAGAATACACCACTATCATCAGTTGGGCTAAGTGGTCCAACAGGTGTCCAAGTTCCTGGTGTTGTTACCATGGCTGCTGTGCTGGTAATATTTAACATAGAACCTGGAGCTGGAATAATTGGTGGGATTCCTGTTACTAATGTTCCACCGGTCCAATAACCCAAAACTCCCTTACCGATATCATCTGCAAATGTATGATTCCCCTTTCTTTTAGCCAATGAAATCTGACATGCTAACATGACAAGAGTTTCCATTAGTTTATCATTGGGTGTTTGTATCGGAATATTATTTACAGTTTGTAAACCTCTTCTAATACACATATTGTATTCACTTGTAATCTTTTTAGCAAAATCAGATGCAGAATCAATTCCTCCTTGATTCTTCATAAAACTCATCATACTTGATTTGAATATTGAAAAAGACATGAGTTATTCTGTATAATTAAGTGTTGATAGTATTGTATCTAATTTAGATTTAATTTTACTAAAATCAGCTGCGTTATTTGGGCCCAACATGGTTGGCCCTGCAGGTGTTGAGAATATTTGTTTGTTTATGGCCTCACATAACTCACCAAGAATAGTAACAAGAGTTTCTCCTCTTGCCAATGGTTCTGCATCCGATTCCGTATTTAGGAATATTTCTCCAGCTCCTCCAAGTATTGTAAAATTATTATCGTTGGTGGTAATTAAAACATCACCATTGAAATCCATATCCGCTCCATCTAATCCATTATCTATTGTAAGTTTACCATCTGATATAAATGAATAGTTTCCCTTAGAGTAAAATAACATTTCAGAATCCTTGGATGATAATATAATTCTACCACTATTAATAAGAACTTGGTCAGTTCCTTTTAATTCAGGTTCTTCTGCATATATTGGAGTAGTCTCCATTGGAGTATCAACCTGACCAGGAGTAAATTCTAATAAATGTTCTCCACTTGTTAATACGATAGTTGAACCATCATCCACTATATCTTCAAAGATAGGAGTTCCTTCTTTTAATTCATCTAAAGATTTGTTTCCTTGTCTATTTCTTATTATAATGGTTGGTGCTAAAACATTATCAACATTATTATAACCACTAAAACGAATTGATTGACCGAAACGAGATTGTATAACCTTATCTCCTTCATAAAATTTTAAAGGATTTATCTGAGTTGGTTTAAAGTATTCATTTACGAATTCTTCATTCGCTCCATCAGCTGATGAATTTGGTGTTCCTGTTTGTGAGGTTGATTTGTATTCACCCGAAGCTCCTCCAGCTGGGCTTTCTCTATCAGGAGACATCACAGTTGATATATCTTCTATACTATTACCAGAGTTAACAAGTGTATTAGTTAATCTTCTATATACATTTGATCCATTCCCAAGTGTAACAATCTCAACTGTTTCACCAATTATTGGTAATTCTAAATTTGCATAATCAATTGGTGCATAAAATCTAAGCTTAGCAACCGGAGTTGTAACATCATCCAAACGTCTAAGTTTAACAGAACCGATTTGATAGGTGTTTCTGTCATCACTATCCGTTTCAATTCCAACTGAACTTATAGAATCATGTTCGTCATTTGTAACAACATCAACTACAAAACCAATAGGTACTGCAGTTCTTCCTTTAACGGAACGACCTGATATTGAAGAAGATTGCGATACCCTACTCATTATTTATTTACTTTTTGTTTTAACTCCTCAACTTCATTTGTAAGGTCATCAACTTTTATATCATGTTCTTGACTAACTTGTGTAATTGTTTCATCAAACTGTTGTAGTAATTGTTCTTTCTCTGCATCTGATAGAAATCCAGAATCTCCTTCTGAAGTTTGGGATGCTCCTATTATTCTTTGTGCAATTGCAGCCATCTTTATAAGTGAATCATCGTTCTTAACAGCTGAATCAATTAAATCTCGTATAATTGGGCCCATTGCTATCATATCACCAGAATGGCGGACAAGTTTTCTCATCTCAGCAATCAATTCTGATATCCTAAGTTTCTTAGTTTGTTGGTTCTCGTAGATATCCTTAAACAAATCACCGAGGTTCTTTCCTGGAAATAATTCAAATTCTGTACTCATGCCTTTACTATATTATCTTGTATATAAATATAGTAAACAAAAAAACCTCACTTTTGAAGTGAGGCCTTTTCCAATGTACATTTGTCTTAGGTGTGTATTACACCTTCTTTTTTAGAATGTGATATATAACTCCAGCACCCACTAAACCTAGTAGTCCTTCGTTACTTAATGAACCTAATATACCCATAATGTTATCCACTACTGATACTTCAGGCCAAAAAGGAATCTCTGCACCCTTAAATAGTATTTCAAATACTACTCCAAGTGCAATGATACTAATACCAATTTCTGTTAGTGATTTAATCCAATCACCCATTTTACTTAGAAACTCCATATTTTATTCTCCTTTGCTTTGGTTAAAAAAATATAACCTCTCCCTTATACAAAACATCGGACATGTCAATAATAACTATGGTATATATGATGAAAGAAGTAATTTTACATACCCAACACCCAATAGAGAACGTGTAATGTATGTGCATAAAAAAACCCCACCAAAAGGAAGGGTATTTTGTCTAACCACTTTGTTATACGATTAGAGATATATTGAGGGAATTTATAACCTATTATTAGTATCCTCTATCTGAATATAAGTATATTTATATTTTATTAAACTTTAAATTATTTTCTTTTTTACAACATAATTATTAATTACCAATGTATCCATTTCACAATTTAAAAATGTTTTAATTGCATCAAGTGGTGTTAATACCATTGTTTGATCCTTTAAATTAAAAGAAGTATTGATAACAAGTGGATACTCATTTATTAATTGTAAACGTTCAAGTAACTGATACATTCTTCTATGTTGTTTTCTATTAACTGTTTGAATTCGTGCAGAATCATCAACATGTGTAATTGCTGGTAAGTTATCTTTGTGTTCATTTCGTACCTTAACAACTTGATTCATATATGGTACGGTATCATTGTAATCAAAATATATTGAAGATTCCTCCTCTTTTACCATTGGGGCAAAGGGTCTAAACCCTTCTCTCTTTTTAATAACTCTATTCAAACGAGATTTCATTTGACCATCTCTTGGATTTGCAAGTATAGAACGATTACCCAATGCTCTTGCACCAAATTCCATTCTACCTTCTACCCAACCAATTACATTCCCATCTACAATTTCACCTGCAACAATTTTAGTTATTTGTTCATGAAGTTTTTTCTCAAACCACACATCTTTTTTATATATTTCCAATGCTGCTAATATATCATCGGTAGTAAATGATGGCCCTAAAAATGGATTTGAATTATCAACTCTATCTCGTGGTGTACTATATTCGTAATGTAATGCACAACCAATTGCTGAACCAGCATC